TGAAGTAAAGGAGACCACGGAGCAAATGCAATTTGTCCTTGTTTTTGTGACGGTACTGCCACAATCGGATCAGTGATTGTAATTGAATCAGTGTCCTCTTTTGTAAGGTCAGCGATAACATCTTCGCCAGACCACATACGAATTAGTTTTACAGTCATTTTTTTTCAAATAATTTAATTAATTCATCACTACAATAAAAAATATTTTTATAGTTTTGTTCTTTACCTCGATATACTTTAAAGTATTTCATGAGGATAGGTAAAATGTCTGCTTCGGTCATTTGAATTCACACTCCACCATAATTTCAGTTAAACAAGCAAGTAGATTTATTTCCTGATCTGCAACAAATGCTACTTGATATTGGTATTTAGCCAAAATAAGAACAGCAGCAGGAATAGAACTAGAGACCAAGGTTTCATACAAACTATCGTAAATACGACGGAAAAGCAAAGTAGTATCATTATCCAAGTTGGTATTAACCCACTTACGGACTTCAGAAAAGTTTTTTTCTTTGAGATTCTTGGTGAGATCATTTATAGAAACATCAGAAAAGGACGCTAGTATGCCAGAGTCTATTTCACCTCCGACCGAGTATCTTTGACACTCATTAAGGACTCTCCTCCAATCAGGAAAGTGTTTACTGATTAACTCAGCAACAACCTTCTTATCACTCTTGATATTTTCTTTGTTAAGAATATAATTTATTCTAGCAAAGAATTGTGCTGCTATTGTTGGTTTGTCTTTTTTATTAACTGAGAAGTCAACAACAGAACACCTAGAATGTAATGGGTCGATAATTTTGTTTTTGTAGTTACAGGTAAAGATAAACCTGCAGTTCTTGGAGAACTCCTCAATACTCGCTCTGAGAAGGAGTTGTACATCGGAAGTGGTATTGTCTGCTTCATCGATGATGATGACTTTATGTTTCGACTCGCTTGTAAGAGAGACGGTAGATGCGAAGTTCTTTGCGTTTGTCCGAACAGTATCGAGAAAACGTCCTTCATCCGATCCATTAATGACATAATAGTCTGCTCCAAGTTGATTGCATAATGCTTTTGCAACTGTTGTCTTACCAATTCCGGGTGGGCCTGATAGCAACATATTTGGTATCTCACCTGCTTGAAGAAAATCTTGAAAGGTTTTCTTGATACCGTCAGGTAAAATACATTCGTCAATTGTTTTAGGTCGATACTTTTCAACCCAAATAAAATCACTCATAACCAATCAGGTTTGCGATCAGGTTTTCTAAGATAATTATCGCATACCCAAGGTTTAGATGCAATATATCTTTTATACTTCGTTAGAATATCAATACTTGGATCATGCTTGAACTCATCAGGGCCTGCAAATGCAAAAGGTGTTGCCTCTTTGTGACAATCTAATGTCTTACCTGTATGTTTTTCAAATACTTCTTCTGCAGCATTCATTGCAGTTTGACAAGAATGTATTTTACCATATCTGGTTTCATACTCATTGAGTAAAGCGAATCCATGCTGTATTAACCATGCAGTATTTGCAATACTCTCTGCTGCCCATATTGTGCATGGATGTCCACGGAAAGCACCCTTCTCTGTATTGTAAGGTGTTCCATCTTTCTTAGGTAGTAAATCATTACCCCAGTCGTAGTACCATTTAGAAAATACTACTGCCAACATTTGGCAAGTTTCTAATGGCATCTTGACCACATGTTTATCAGGCAACACTTGTGCTGATACAATTGGGTCGGGATCAGTAACAAAAATATTCATAATACTATCCTACCATGTTTTTGCGTGAGTGTTTATATCACCTTCAATATGGTTATGATCAATATCATCTATGTGAGCATGTTCAATATTAAAATGCTCTAGTGCCTGTGCGATTCTTTCAAGTGCATTAGCAATACGGTTTGTGTCAATGGGATTCATAATAATTTTCTAGATGTTTTTATTATAACACTAGATTTAATCTTTAGCAATATCTTTTTTTAATTCTTTTTGATATTCTTCTCTACCATCTTTCGTAAATACTTTTTTCTCATAATCAAAGTAGGGGTGTGGTGCAGCACTTACAACAGGATTCTTAGATTCGTTTTTGATGACAATAAATTTATCCTTTGCAAAAGTCCCTGCAATCTGAACTTTTATTTCATCACCATCTTTCCAGTTTATTTCACCCTTGAGATTAGTATGAAGCATTGCTTCCTGTATTTGGTCGATAATTTCCTGAGTTAGTTTCATTCTTGTATGTCAAAGTGCCAGTTAATAGATTTAATATAATCAAAAGTATCAGACATATAAGTCCGGTCATCTTCGTCGTATTTTTTCTCACAAAGAAAATTCCTCAATTCTTGCAGTGTGGCAAAAGATCCTTGAAGTTCAAATTGATCATTGTAGAGAACGTACTTCATTTCTTTTTGAATACCCCTAGTTTTGCTAGGAGGTAAATTGATAGTGCTGTCCAAAACACAACTTCTAATCCTATGTTATTCATTGTCAAATATTCCGAAAGGTGTTAGATCGTATTTTACTTTAGCGATACCTTCATGTTTTACTTTAATAGGTTGTCCTATTTTATCTAAAACAGCAACTGGTATCTTTTTTTTAGTAATGTCATAGGGTATAGGTGCATTTGACACACATACTCTAATACATTCTAATTCTTCATCAGTAAATTCAAACCTATGCATTATGTAGATAACTGAATAATTTTAGAAATATCAATTACTGCAAAGAATGAAGATACAAAAGCGATATCATACGCTTTACAGTTAATTGAAAATGGTAATACTAAAAGATTACCAAAAAGTCTAGCAGTACAACCAGACTTAACATCAACATATAAGACTAGAAAGTATCCTAATATTAAAAGAACACTTCCTATCAATCGACATCTATTTATAGCAGTCATTCAAATGTTGAGTCAGGTTCAAGTGCTATGTAATAAGTAAGATTCAACTTACTATTTGTGAACTTAGATAATAGTTTAGATGATACTACAACATCGTATGATCCGGGGATGATTCTAATATTCTCCACCTTAAAATTAAAGGTAAAGTTTTTATCAGTTTCTCCTACAGTAACTGCATATTCATTTGATGTATCATTCTTTTTATCACGAACAATTAACTTAACAACACCCGCACCACCTACAACTGCAAGATCAGGTAATTGATAAACTGCTGCTGCCTTTAGTAATTTTTCCAATGAGTTACTATCTAACTGGAAACATGCATCTTGTGTTGGTAAAGATATCTCTTTCTCAGGAGGTGCAATAATAACCTGTGGGTCTGCAAAGAAATATTTTACTTTTCTTCTACCTTCACGAATTGTGAGATATGTTTCTTCTGAAAAATCTAGATCAGGATCTTGATGTAAACTTAATCCGTTTAGAAACTGATTAAGATCATAGATCGCAATATCTCTTGGAAAATCTTCTGGTATTTCTGCTTCAGCAAGAATATTTTTTGCAACAGATATTGTGCGAAGTTGATTACCTTTTTTTACAAGGATTGAATTATTGATTCCTGCAAAATTTTTGAGGATACCTAAAGTGTTATCACTTAAATTCATTGACATAGTTGTTAAGGCATTTGTTCAAAGTTTCCTGATGGCATTGAAGGTTCTCCATAATGTCCATCAAAATGTAATAATAGCATAGCATAATGAATGACTTTTAGCAAGTCTTTTTTATTTCTACCATCTTTACTACCGTAACGACTTCCATATTTTAATATATTTGCTTGACAAAATTGTGCTGCAATATCTCTTGCTGCCATTAGGTCAATTGTTTGGACTTTACGGAACTCATGTTTTGTTCCAGTGTAATGTCCATTATAAGTATTGGAAACATACTCTTCAATATCTTTCAGAATTTCTTCTTCATGATACTTGTATTGATGATTTCTTTGTGGTTCGTAATCCATTTTTTCTAATTGTTCTCTATGATATTGTTGTGTCCACCCATCATTATAAAATGAGTTAGCATTTGTTAGATGATGTGAATACATATCATCTATGTCTGAGTAATAATCAGTTTCATAGTCAAGACCGTCAATCTCATATCTTAGAGGTTCTTGATAAGCAGTATTACCTGCCCCTGCTCTTGTATCAATGATATCATATTCATCACTCTCTCTTGAAGTGATTTTAATATCTTCTTTAATTGGATAAGTTTCGTCCATAGTTCCGTTCAAGGCCTCCCACGCTAAACTCCATGCATTAACCATAAGTGAAAAGAAAATCATTTACTAGACTCTCTGCTTTTTCTTTACCAAACTTACCACTCAGATAACCTGATACTGGATCAAGTTTAGTCATATAAGCATCAAAATCTTTATAGACACTTGTGTCTACTTCAGTTGGTTTCTTTAATTCTAACATATCTTTGTACTTCGTCAAGTAGGTTTGGAACATATCTAAATGTTCATCTACCTCAGACATCGTACATTTTGCAATGTATACGTTTTCAGAAAAATGATTTCCGGGTTCAAAGAACCGATAGTCTCCTTTACTCTTTGGTAAACCTTCAACTGAAAACAAATAATTCTCTACAGGATGTTGGAAGTCAAAGACAATAATGACCTTCTTGTCAAAAAATCCCATAAGATCCATACCAAAACATGGAAGATTACTGCCTGTTTTAGGATAGATGATGTTGTTGTATATGCTAGACTTTTCATTCCAAATCTCCACAACTCTTGACTT